GTTATCCTCCGTGTTTATTATTTCTCCATTAAAATCTCTGCTATAATTCATATATAGCCTTTTCGCCTTTGTTTTCGTGGTCTTTACAAATGGTATTGTTATATGACTTTCTGCTTTCCTTAAGCGTTTTAGTGATGTCTCTAATTTGCATGTGACTAAGTATAACTTTTTCTCTGTGTTCAATCCTTTTAGGCTTTCCATAACCACCTTATTTGTTATTCTATCCCCTTCAATCAGAACATCCTTATTTTCATCTGCAAGTTTTTTTATCTGTTCAATAATTTTGTTTTGAAAGTTATAAGGAATCGTATCAGTTCCCTCGCACCTCCTGCCTATTCCATAATCCCCTATTCCAACCACACCATTCCCACCTATTGTTATTTTTACTATATCCCTTTTGTTTTCGTATGGTGGCTTTATAATGTTATTTTTGCAGAATGTGGTTTTTCCTGCTCCGCTTTGTCCTACAACTATGTATATCATGATGCTCCTTTCAATATTATTTCCATCTCAAAGTCTTCCTCTTTCATTTTTACAATCTTTGCTCCCATCTTTTCGTAAAAATATAAAGCATCTTCTTTTCTTGATGTTCTAAAGGTTATCTTTTCTAAGCCTTTCTGTTTGCATAATTGTCTCATTATCCCGATAAGTTTTCTCCCATATCCTTTTTTGTGATTCTCCTCACACACAGCTAATTCTATAAGCCGAAAATGTTTCTTGCAAATTGTTCCTGCAAAGAATGCACAATCATCAACAATCACACAGACAAATTTTGATGGATTATAATATTGCATTTTATCCAGATAAGAAAAGCTTTTCTTAACACTTTCACTTCCGCAATTTTTCGCTATATACTCCACTTTCTTTTTGTCATAGTTCTTTTCTATATTCATTATACCATCCCTGTTTCCAAATAAGATTTTTTCATATGTTTTCGGATGCCGTTCCATCCAGAAACCTCTCCCAAATACCTGCTGTCAAAATGCTTCTTTCTAATTTCCATTAGTTCTTCGCTTATTTCTGGGTATTTGTCCTGCATAGCAACTATTTCTTCTAGCATCCTGTCTAGATAATATCCATTGTATCTTGTTCCCTTGTAGAATTTTCTGTATGCGCACAAAGATGTTTCAATTTCGGTTACATTTTCATTGCCACCGCTTTTTCTTATTGCTCTAATAATGCAATCAAGCATTTTGTCCATAGTCTTCTCTGATAATGCAAGCTTCCCTGTTTTGTCAAAATGTTCTGCCTCTTTATCGAATCCAAAAACATTCATCAATCCACTTGTCGCTGTGTTGCCCCTTTTCCATTCTATCGTTGTGTTTTCTATTGGAATCTGTGTAAGTTCAACTAATGTTTCAAGAAAAAGAAAAGCTGAGAACCTTCCAAACATATCCCATAAACTCACATATGGGATTGCTCGAGAAAGAATAATAACACCATCTTCCGTAACATTCGACAGGAATTCATCTACAGAATTGTTTTTTTCAAAATTCCTAAGAACCTTCTCGAACGAGTCCTTCATTCTTATATATTTCCTGTCGCTCTGGAATATAATCGTATCTTTATTGCTTTTTATCCATTTGGTTATATCTTTATAAATTTCTTTTTTATTTGTGAATAAAATAATGGCACTTTCAACACAATAAGTAATCGAAAAGAAATAGGCAAGTTCATATTTTTCTTGCAATGTACTGCAATGGCTTGTAGCCCACTCTTTTAAAACCACATTATTACATTCGCCATCACCATTTTTGTGGTAATTAACAAACTCGATTATGCGTTCTTTTCTTCCCTTAATTTGCATCTTTGCCTCTCCTTAAGAATTTCATTTATGTTAGTTGATATTTTTTACTTTCATAAAATTATTTTATCACTTTTTATAATTTTTTTCTATCTGTTTTTTCAGTTCCTGCACCGCATTGAAGCATTGAGGAGCGGATTCCGTATTGAATGAGGACAGCCATTCTTCGAATGATTCTGCTTTTCCTAACTCATATGCTTTTTCTAATTGCGCCTGTTCTAATTCTTGCATCTTCTGTATTTCTTCATCCGTATATTTAGGTGTTACGGGTGGCAAGGACATAATATCTGCCAATGATATGACTCTTTCACTATCTGCGAAGTGCGCATCCCAACTTGTAGCTTTATCTATCAACGCTTGTCTACTCACAGCATCGTCGCATGGCTCTTGCTCTAATGCTTGAATTGCTCTCTCAATATCCGCTCCAAAACTGCCATTGTGAAATGATTTGCAGAACTCATTAGTTGTTCTAAGCGTTAAAGTTTCATTGGTAATCCTAAGTATATCAGCATCATCTTTAATCTCAGAACTGAATAATTCATCTATATGATTCTGTAATAAACAATCGTTAATAAACTGTGCATTTCTACGACCAAACTCTCTCCAATTTTTTAACTCTTTCAGCCAATCCGCACGCTGTCTGTGTTCCGCTTCCAACTTTTTAAGTTCTCCTACAGGTTCACCGCCTCGCTTGTAGCGTTCTCCAAAGGAATATGCAAGGGCTTCATCTTTCCAGATTGCTTCATCAAGTGTCATTCCTCATCCTCCTCTCCAACCTTCTGGGCTTCATTGAAGAAATATTCCGCTTCTTCATAGTTCTTCTGCTTCAAGGATGCTCTATAGTGCTCCATAAGGTCATCATATTCTTCTTTCAATTCCTCAGCACTCTTCATCATCGTTCACCTCACTATCCTCTATATCATCACTTCCGCAGTGAGGACATACATAGGCATCCTCGTATGCAGGCATTCCCCAAAACTCGCCCATGTATTCCCTTGTGCACTCCAAATCGTCTCGTAATATCTCTGCCCCACAGTTTAGGCAGCGTACTAAATCACTCATTCTGTCATCCTCTTAATCTTCAAGATAATCATCAATGCTTAGTTGGTTATCTGTAGGTAAAACGATCATTTCTTCCTTTGCTCTCTTATAGAAGTTTTTATCAATCTCAAATCCATAAAAATGGCGGTTCAGTTCTAACGCTGCTCTTGCTGTTGAACCACTACCAAAGCAAGGGTCAATCACGACATCATAAGGGTCTGTGAATGTTTCAATCAATTTTTTTAGAACCTTAACTGGTTTTTGTGCTGGGTGGATTTTCGGAATCTCTTTTCCGTCACGCTCCCACTCAAACCAATTAAATACCATGTGCCCTGTTCCAACTATGTTCTTGCCATTTTCATCAATCTTCAATCCATTTCTAAACTTTGGAAGTCTATCTCTATAGAATAAGATTGCATATTCCGTAGCCCCAACAACTCTCATGTTAGCTTTTAATACTTGAGGGCTATAATGCTTTATAAATACAAGTGGAATGTGATTTTTGAATCCATGTTTTGCAGCAGCTTGAACAAGTGTGTGCTGTTGCTCCCAACTACAAAACACAATCATGCAAGGGCTGTTTGAACTTCTACCTCTTGCGCATGGCTTTGTATCATCTTTTTTCATCAGTCTTGAGCAAAAGTGGAAATACTCATACAAATTAAAGTTAAAATCACTATTAAAAGCCGCTTTACCTGCCAATTTTGATTCTCCGTTTTTATTGTCCCCCCCCTTGTACCACATAGGGTTTGAACCATAAAAATTATTACCTACATTGTATGGCACATCAGCGATAATAAGCTGTGCCTTTTGTATAGGGTAGCACTTCCAACCCTGCATTGAATCATTATATAACTCACATTTTATCTTTCTTGGTTTCTGTTCCATTCTCATTCTCCTTAATCTTGCATCTGCTTTCGCAGTGTTTATAACTCTCGCAATCTCTACAACAGAACAACCCTTGTGCAACTGTACATGGTCTTGTTCTACATTCGATAGGGTAGTTGACACATGGTTGCTGTCCGTTCTCTTCCCACAGCATTTCTGCAAGTGTCATATTCACCTCTCGTTTCCTAGTACAAACCCTAATAAAAATCCAAAAGCAATCCCTATCAAAAATATCAACATTAATTTCATAATTTCCATATGTCCTCAACCTTAACTCCCAGCGCTTTAGCTATACGCAATGCCGTTTCCACGCTCGGCATCCTATGTCCATTCACATAGTAATTTACTGTCTGCGGGCTGGCATATATCTTCTTTGCCAATTCATTCTGAGTCACATCCATTGCCAGGAGCACTAGCCCTAATCTGTTCTTCATGCAATCACTCCTTATCTTCCAGTACATAAACCGAAGCCTTCCGTCTGCCAAACTGTACGCACTCGTCATAGCTGTCCATGAAGATATCAATTACATTGTTTGCCATGCCTCCAGTATCATGAACATAGAAATCTCCATAACCTTCAATTCGTATGGTCTTGTGCCATAATCTCTTATCGTTACAAGCCACTGTCACACCAGCGCAAGGATAAACTCCATCAGCACAGTTGTTTCCAGTGTGCGTGTATGCTGTCAATTCGAATTCGCCTACATACTCTCCTTCTTCAATCTCCCTTACCCAATAAGTGGGAGGCACATCGCTTGGAGGATATATATTAACCGCTCCAAGCATCATCATCAATCCTATAACCATCAATTCCTCCTTGCATTCGCTTCAATCATTGCCAACAGGTTGTCTTCTTCCTGTTTCGGAACAGATTTGTTTTCTCTCTTCTCCCATGTTCTTACGGAAGCCTTCCAATCCTTCATCTTATTCTTACCGACCATCCATCCCTTGGATTCATAGAAATCTATAAACCTCTCGGCATCTACATTATTGCCTCTCTCTTTGCAATATTCCTGTACCTGTTCAAATGTAGGTGGCACAAATCGTTTCGATTTGGTTTTCCCCTCTTTAAGCATTTCTATTTCTGTTTTTAAGCATTTAATATTTTCTTTTAAAGCATTTGTGTCCTCGATTGTACTTGTAGGATTTTCTACTTGTGGGTTTCGAGACTTCTTGATTATAATATGGCAATCTTCTAAACTTTTCTTTTTTACTAGATATGATACTTTTATATACCATCCTGCTATCTTTCCATCTTTTCTTTCCTGTATAATATCTATGAGACCATGCTCCTTCAATATTGCCTTGGTTTTTACAATCTTATCTCTCCCCCATTTCAAACACTTCTTGACATATTCATCATTGGCTTTTATCTGATTTGTTCTTTGCCATTTTGCTGTCTTGTAGTAAAACACATATAACGCTATGCAATCAGCACAATTATCAAGTTCCATCAAGGTGTCAACGGTATGTTTATTCAGAATAAGAAGGTCATCAGCTATATCCATTAGTTCTATTTCATCCATCTACGCTACCCTCCTTGTATAAAAAAACAGCTTGTACAAAAGAGAGTGCGGTCTCAATCATACAAGCTGTGGTCAGCTTACTCTATGAGGTATCAACGCTGAATCCGCACTTTTCAGCTAACCTATTTGTAACAACACTATTGATTATACCATACTATCAACGGAATGGCAAGTCATCATTATTAACATCTGGTAGGTCAAGGAATCCTTCCCCTTCTGTCACAGGCGATTCATCTTTATTGCTCTTGCTCTCTGCAAATTCGATTTCTTCAGTGACAACATCTGTCGTATAGACCTTCTGACCTTCCTTATTGGTGTATGAGCCTGTCTGAATCCTTCCAGACACCACCACCTTGCTTCCCTGCCTCAAGTATTTCTCAACAAACTCTCCCTGCTTGCCAAATGCTACGCAAGATATGAAATCAGCACTCTGCTGTCCTTCCTGCTTGAATTTCCTATCTACCGCCAGAGTGAATCTTGCTATACAGTTCTGTGTCCCATCCTGCTTCTGCGCATATCGAACATCCGCATTCCTCGTTAATCTTCCAATTCCTGTCCAACGATTTAAAGCCATTTTAAGCCTCCTTTTCTTTTATTTGTATATTTGTTCCTTTTTTTTATTAAAATCAATTCTAGAGCCTTCTAGCCGCCTCAAAAGGCTATTCGTGAAGAATGTATCTTGCAAACTCCACATTTCGACCATAACGATTCTTTGATACCTCTATCTGAGTCTCGATATCATATCCTCGCTCTCTCAAGCAGAAGATTATGGCTGATAGTCTGGTTGCTCCGAATTCTCTAATAGCATCCATGCTAGTTATTGAACCTTCTTCCTTCATATACTTCAATACATCTTCTGTCTGCGATTTTCCTAATTCTGATTTCTTTCTCATTCCAATACCTCCGTAATCTCTACTTCTGTCCTTGCGTTCTCTTTGTCGTAAAGAACCCTTGAACCATCAACTGATACTACTATGTTGCTATTGTCATCCTCAATCACGCTATATTTGACCAAAATGTCATTTAATGCCTCAAGTAGATTCGTTAAGTCAACTCTTCTTTTTGTCGGCATATAGAATAAAGCCTTAATGTTGACTTTCCCCTCTGCGCTATAAGGTGGCATAAAGTATGCACAATCATGTTCATACTGACGATATTGTGGAGATGGAATCACCATCCTTTTGCCTGTATTCCTGTTGATGATGATTTGCTGATGATTCTTCTTGCTAACAGGTGGTAGTTTTATTGTAAACTTAATCAAGATAGTTCCTCCCTATTTCATTCATCCATTCCTCTCTGGAATGCTTTTCTTCATACATCTTCTGGGCAATCTTCTTCAAGTCCAAGTCTATATCATGCCCATTCTTCCCATGCACTCCGTAAGTTCCTCTGTGGCAATCTGGACAAAGATAAACTATTAAGCCCATCCGCTCCTGCCTCTTCTTGTTGCATCCAGAATGAATGATATGATGCAATTCCGTATAGCCTTGTTTTTGGCATCGGTAACATATACCTTTCGTTGTCGTAAGTACGCTTTTCATGTTTTAAACCTCCATATATTCCCAATAATATCCAGCATGAGTTTTTCTTTTTCCATTGCAACAATTACATACACATGATGGTTGAAAACCTTGGATTTTAGTTTCATTTATACATTTAAAAAATAATGTTTCCCCAGTTATAATATTTGTTGCTTTTACAGGTCTATAATCTTTTTCCTGTGATTTATGGAGTCTTTCTAACCATTGTGAATTTCTTTTAAAACGCCCTTGAACTATCATCCAATCTGTATTTTCTTGCGGAGTACACCACTCAAGGTTTTCCGCACGATTATTACTTGGATTATTATCTTTGTGATTTATAAATGGTTTTCTTTCTGGATTCGGTATAAATGCCATTGCAACTAATCTGTGAATATAAAATCTTTTTGATTTTCCATCCTGCTTCAATGTAATAGAACGATATCCTTTTGTATTAGAACCATTTAATATGACTTCTTTTGTCTGGTAATACCCTCGTCCATTTTTTCTCATTCTCGGCTTGCTCTTAATCCTTCCGAAATTACTCACTTCATATAAATCAAACTCTGGTATTACTCTCCATTGCTCTTTTTCCATGATTCAATCACCATATCAAATTCCCTTTCTGATGGTGCTTTTAAGCCCATTTCTTTCATTTCTGAAATGACACCATCTAATAAAACTGAAAATTCTTTCGAATCATATGTTGATGAGCCAAAGTAGCAAAGTAACTGAACTGCCTTTTCACCATTTATATTTATTTCTCCAATTTCTTCACATTCTCTCCATTGGGCTTTTACCGATTCAACAACATTAGGTTTCACGCAGATATATGTATACTTTCCATACCTCTTAAGCATCATCAGATATATATTCCATTTATCAGTTCGTAATGCTTCTGCTATCTCTCCTAAACAGTTCCAAAGCAATGCATTTGCATTAAGGCTTCGCCCTTCTCGCCATTGCTTCACCGTCAATGATAGGTGTTTATCTTTCAGATTATCGTAGTCTGTAGGCGGTTGCTCAATCTCAAAGGTAATTAGCCACTTATCTGTAGCAACATCATG